ATGGCAAAGAAGAAATTACATAAGGCAAGTCGCATCATGCCCAAGAGCGAACTTGACAGCGTTGCCCAAGCAAATAAGATGTTGGGGCGCAACCGCGCATTTGAGGTGCTGTGGGAAGCGCAACAATATTGGTGGGCGATGGAAACCTTTCGGCAAGACCGCGAGCGCAACAAAAACTACACCTACGGCAGGCAGTGGGATGATGTCATCTGCGTTGACGGCGTGAGCATGAAAGAGGAGGATTATATCCGCAAGCAGGGCAATGTTCCGTTGAAGAACAATCTTATCCGGCGCATGGTGCAGGCCGTCCTCGGCGTGTACCGCAGTCAAGCCAAAGAGCCGACCTGCACGGCGCGTGACCGCGATGAGCAGAAGTATGGAGAAACGATGTCAACCGTGCTTCAGTGCAATATGCAGCTCAACCGCATGACGCGCATCAATGCCCGATGCATGGAGGAGTTCCTTATCTCCGGCTTCGTGGTACAGCGCAAGTGGTACGGATGGCGCGAGGACAAACTTGACTGTTGGACGGACTACGTTCAGCCCAACAATTTTTTCATTGACAACAATATGCGCGACTTCCGGGGATGGGATGTTTCCTGCCTCGGCGAGGTTCATGACATATCGTTTGAGTCGCTGTGTCAGCGTTTTGCCCATAGTCCTGCGGACTTTGACCGCCTCGCCGACATATACCGCCTCGCACGCGACAAACGCGCACTGACCACGGCCTATGAGGATTTCGGCTATCCGTTGCAGGGATATTATGATTTCCTTGTGCCGAGGGACACAAGCAGGTGCCGCGTGATAGAGGTGTGGCGCAAGGAGAGCAAGCCTCGCTATCGCTGTCACGATGTGAACAGCGGTGACGTGTTCAAGGTGGACGTGGAGGACTTTGAGGAGTTTGTCGGCAGTGTGAACCGCAAACGCTTGGAGGACGCGCGAGAACTCGGCATGGCCGAGGAAGATGTGCCGCTCATCAAGTATGAATGGTTCATAGACTCCTATTGGTACTACTACTATCTGACTCCGTTCGGCGATATACTTGAAGAGGGAGAAACCCCCTACGAACACAAGAGCCACCCCTATGTGTTCCTCGCATATCCGTTTATTGACGGCGAGATACACTCGTTTGTCAGCAACGTCATCGACCAACAGCGATACACCAACCGCCTCATCACCATGTACGATTGGATTATGCGAGCCTCGGCCAAGGGCGTGCTGCTGTTCCCGGAGGAGTGCCTGCCCAAGGGCATGAGCATGGAGGAAGTCGCGGACGAGTGGGCGCGGTTCAACGGCATCATCATGATAAAGACCCCCAAGGACGGCAGGACGATACCACAGCAGATTGCCAACAACTGCACGCAAATCGGCATATCCGAGTTGCTGAATATGCAGTTGAAGTTCTTTGAGGACATATCGGGCGTGAACGGCGCATTGCAGGGCAAGCCGGGTTATTCGGGCATGTCGGCCTCGCTGTACAATCAGCAGGCGCAGAACGCCACCACCTCGCTCCTTGACCTGCTTGACACCTTCTCCGAGTTCATACGCGACGGCGCGACCAAGGATGTCAAGAACATTCAGCAATTCTATGACACTCCGCGAGTATTCAACATCGCAGGCAAAAATTGCTCAATCGTTGAGTATGACCCGAAGAAAATCCGCAACGTTGAGTTTGACCTTTCCATCGTGGAGAGTACGGCCACGCCTACCTACCGCGCGATGGCGAACGAGATGCTCATGGAATTGTGGAAAGCGCAGGCAATATCCGTGGAGCAACTTTTGGAACACGGCGATTTCCCATTCGGGGACGAACTGCTGCAAAGCATCAAGGCACAGCGCGAGCAGTTGGAGCAGGGTCAGATGCCCGAAGGTATCTCTCCCGAACTCGCACAGCAGGCACAGCAGGGCGCGAATATGCAGGCCGTGCAGAGCGCACAGCAGATGTTGGCGGCCTAACGATACAGACCACCTTACCAAGCGGCTTCGGAAACGAGGCCGCTTTTTTTGCGTGTCGCTGTCTGATTGCGCAGGATGAGGCGAGGCACATCCATTTCATAGAGGCAGATGTGCATACCTATGGCGCGAGTCATGAGCAAGTCATCATGATGGCCGATGACCGCGCCGTATGCTCCATTCTGTTTGCGCTCATATTGCAGGAACTCGTCAAGACACCTGCGGTCGCGCTCGGTGTAGAGTCGCTCACGGATGACCTTGACCAGAGTGGAGATAATCATCGGCTTTGTGGCCACGTTGGTATGGAAGCCGTATTTGCGCGGTATGCCCTGCCTTATCTCATCCTCGGACTGACGGCGAGCGTAGAGGTTGGGATATACGGATGAAATCTGATTGAGGATGTACTGCGATTGGTCACCGCCCTCAACCTGCCTTTCCCGGTCATGCGTTTCAAGGGTGTTGGACTCGATGACAAGCAAGGACTCGTTGTAATAGGCCGCCACCTGCGCAGCTTTCCACGCGAGGCGGTCAATGTCGCAGTGGCCGTACCATTGAGCGACCACGGCAGGAGGCTCGCCGTCCATCATGTTGAGGCGGTCAATAACCAAGATAACCGAGAAGTCGGCCTTGTCGGACCGGCCGCCCACGTCCACAACAGTGAGGTAGCGGTCGGTGACCTCATATTCATCATCAATCTCCGGCTTCGCCCAAATCCACAACTGACCCTGCCTGTCCTCGCTGAAACGCACGTTCTGCAACGCGCCCTCTCCCTCGTCATCATCGGCATACACGTCACCGATGTAGCGAGGAGGCTTGCAGGTCTTGTCAAATTTCTCAACGAGGTAGCGGTCAAAGACCATAGTACCCGAATGGACGAACGCCTCAACATCATCCGAGGGGAACTCGGAAGCCATGACTCCGTGGTCATTCTTGCCTGCGCGTTCCTGCACATACCAATTGATGGCCTCCAATGTCGCGCCCTTATTCCACAGCCACCAAAGATAACGCCCCGGCTCCTCACGCGATGACATGACGTTGTCATTGTCGCGGTTGTCATAGAGCCATTGTGCGAACTTGCGAGCCTCGGCAGAGTTGGCGAACGGCAGGGAGTATTGCTCAATCTGATACCATGCGATGAAAAGAGCCTCAAACTGCGAGGGAATATCGGGATTGGCGGCCGCGTTATACTCGGTGTGGAAGAAATTGCCCGTGCCGTTTGCGGTGGACTCCATAACAATCATTGTGAGGGGCCGCAGGAGAATACCCGAGCAGGCAGAGCGCACGATGTCCTCCGGGGATTTGCCCTCTGTCTTTTTCCAAATGCCGACCTCGGAAAGGTGGACGAGCGAGTAAGCACCGCCACGGCAACCATCGGGACGTTCAGCCGTACCAATCTTAATCTTGCAGTTGCGCTGTGGCACGCGCGAAGTAGAGCCGGACTTTCCGACACCTACCAACTTCGGCTCATCAATCGAGTAAGGCTCACCCATCTTGTGAAGCATCTCCACGGGATATTCCTTAATCATCGTGTCAAACATATCCTTGATTTCATCGGAGGCCGTTCCCTGATGTGCGATGATAAGAGAGTTAAGACCGCGCTTGTGCATCAACTGAAGCCACATCATATAGAGCTGCGTTGTGGTGGAGCCGCCCCACTGACGCGCTTTGAGGAGGATAAGACGTATCGGCTTGCCTGCCCTGCGCTTCTCCTCAAATCGGGAAACGAGAATACGCTGTGGATAGCGCAGGCGAAACAGCACGTCAACGCCTGCATCCTTGTTGTGTATCTTGCAGAGCGTGGCGGCCCAAAAGGGATAATCGTGCTTGTAGCGCAGGCGAATGAGTTTGTTGGTGACCTTGGAGAAGTCGGTATCGTTAGGCTCAACGTGCAGGACATCGGTAAGGAACTTGTCAATAGAGCCTGCCTTCGCCAATTTCTTGACAAAGGGAATATCCATCATGTCGGCAGGCAACCATTGCTCCGGGATGATGAAGTCGGAAATGCAGACACGCACGCGCTCCCCGATAGACCCCTCTCCTGTGATAGGGTCAAACGAGGCGTACATACGTTCATTACGGCTGTCATTCTCCGTCAGTATCTTGTCTATATCGGTCAAATTGCTTGTCATACCAACCATTCTTCATACGGTAAATAAACTCTCCGACAGTGCGCGGAGTGAGATAGAACTTGGGAGCAGGCTGATTGACAACAGCCGTGACCAACTCATAGACTGACTTTTTGGGATGTTCGGCACGGAGAATTAAGAACCTGCGGAAAATCTCATCAAACATTTCTCGCTTGTTGGAGCGCATCTTCGGGAGAGGCTTCTCCGCCAACATAGCGGAAACGACAATAGCGGCTCGCTCCTCACTGACCCAAAAGCGTCTTGCAGGCGAGTCTGCGACCAAAGCGAAAATTTCGGGCATAACAATGTAACTCGCTTTGGCAAGTTGTTCACGATACTCCCGATACAAATCATCGTTGCGCTCTTTCGTGAAATCCAATATGCTCCCGAAGTACTTCATATACACGCCTTATCCAATGCAAAATTACTCATAATACGTCACAAAAGTTAAAAGTCCTGCCCTAAAACATAGAGTTAAATTTGCGCGTATATTTATCCACAACCATAAGATATTCAAAACGATGGCTGATAATAAGGAAGTTAAGAGCAGACGCGACCAACACCTTGACCGCCTGCGCAAGAAATATCCCGACAAGAAGTTTGAGGACGATGAGGAAATCTACGGAACGATTTCCGATGATTATGACCAATACGAGCAGGAACTTGAGGGATACAAGGGCAGGGAAAAGACCCTGTCTGATATGTTCGCAGCCGACCCACGCTCTGCGCAGTTCCTCACCGATATGCACCAAGGCAATGACCCCGTCCTCGGACTCGTCCGCAACTTCGGTGTGGAAATCAAGGACGTTCTTGATGACCCCGAAATGCAGGATAAGATTGCCGAGGCCAACAAGGACTACGTTGAGCGCATCTCCAAAAGCAGGGAACTTGATGACGAGTATGAGAAGAACATGGACGCTTCTCTTGAAACTCTGCGTCAGTTCCAGCAGGAACGCGGCCTCAGCGATGAGCAGATTGACGCTGTAGTTGACGGCCTGCTCACCATCGTGCGTGACGGCGTGATGGGCAAGTTCACTCCCGAAACCCTTGACATGATGGTAAAGGCCATCAACCATGATGAGGACGTGGCCACCGCAGGCGAGGAGGGAGAGATAGCAGGACGCAACGCTCAGATAGTTGAGAAGCAACGCAAGAGTGCCAAGGGTGACGGCACTATACCTCTCAACGGCAAGAACGGACAGCCGGGCAACACATCGCGTGCGCCTAAGTCCATGTTTGACCTTGCCAACGAAGCGATGTAGCCATGGACGGCGTGGTAGTAAAATGCGTTCCGAGCGGTAAAGGCCTGCACGTCAGCAAAGGCAGTGCAGGGTTAGCGACCCAAGTCCCCGGAGCGATGGCCTCAGTAAGTAACCTCGCAGGCGCGTCCGGCGGTATCAAGCCGGGCAACCTTGCACAACGTGATACCAAATAACAAATTCAAACCTCTAAATTTTTAAGACATGGACGGAGAAACCGTAAATGTAGGTGGGACAAATCCCACCCCCACACCGGGAACAGCCGGTGTTCAGACGCAGGTCGGAGGCGCAGCCACAACCGTCAGCAATGTCGCAGGCGCGACAGGTGGCATCGGCCCCGGCAACCTCGTTCAGAGCGACCTTGACAACGAACTTTTCAAGTTCAAGAGTGATGACACCCCTCTTATGCAGCTCATGTTGCATGCCAAGAAGGTGAAAGTCACCTCGCCCGAAGTTGACCATTACATGATTGACGAGCCTCGTTCAAGCGTCACCACCTCCACCGCCGTTACCGCAGGCGCATCACAGCAGTTCATCCTGCCCCTGCCTGCCAACGATGCCGCTATCCCTCGCCCCTACGGCACTCTGCTCGTTGACGGCGTAGACGGCTATGCCGAGGATGGTCAGACCAAGACCCCCGGCCGCCCCATCATGCTGTTCGTCACAGGCCATGACCCTGCCACGGGCAACCCCATCGTGCGTGCTGTCAACGGTCCGAAGCAGACCGCCGCAGACGAGTTCTGCAAGACACCTGCCATTCCTGCCGGAACAACCTGCATCATCCTCGCCAACGCGCTGTATGAAACGCAGAAAGAAGTTGACCCCGACCTCATCGTTCCGCAGCCCACAACCGTATATCTTCAGAAGCGCGGTATGAACCAGATTGTATCTGACTACTACGAAGCGCAGAAGAAGCGTATTCCGTTCGGCAAGGCTGTCATCGCCGAGGCCGCCATCACCAACTTCAAGGTGCGCGGCAACCGCACGCTCTATGCAGGACGCAAGAGCAAGTTCAGCGTTCAGACCCCCAAGGCAGGCGTTCAGACCGTCTACACCACCGAGGGCGTGCGCTATCAGGTGAAGAAAGAACTTCAGCACCTCGGCAAGTGGACCGTTGAGGAGGTCATCGCCCTTGCCAAGATGGTGTTCACCGGCGAGGATGTCCCCAAGAGCGTCATCTGCCTTGCAGGCAAGAACTTCTTGGAGAACATTCAGTGCATTGACTACTCCAAGCACCCCGAAATTCAGATTACCACCAAGACCAACCCCGTTGGTTGGGTAGTCACCAACTTCCACACCGTGTTCGGTGACCTTGAGTTCAAGCATGACCCGACCCTTGACCGCCTCAAGTGGAGCAACTCGGCGTTCATCGTTGCGCCCGACCGCCTTGTACACTATCAGTACAGCGCGGAACACACTTCACGCGACCGCATGGAGGGCGAGGAGGCAACACGCGAGTCCATGCTTGTATGGGACGCACTCGCGCTCAAAGGCTCTTGCCATGTGTGGATAAACGGCGAGGCCACCACCGCCGACGGCAACCTCAACCCCGATGCCGTTCACTTCCATCTCTACGAGGGTGGAGCAAACGCGCCGACCAACCCTGCTGACGGCTGTGTGTTCTACATGCTCAACGACTGTCCGGGCATCAGCACTGACGCAGTCAAAGGCACGCTGTGGAAAGCCACGAAAACAGGCGAGGGTGCTTCCGCTACCACTACATGGAGCGAGTACATCGGTGACATCATGGCAACCGACTAATCATTTCCCCCACCGAAAATCAATCACGAAGAGGCGGACCGGTGCAAGCCGTCCGCCTCTTTTTAAATCCACCATACAGCAATGAAAAAGAGAAAAATCACTTACGGAGTGTCCGGCATGATGGAGTTCCAAGCCGTAATCAAGGTTGGAAGAAACAACATGAAAGTGCTGTTTACGGACGGCTCTATGAACGCAATGGGTGTCAACCCTGCCAAGTTCACCACCACAAACTATATGGTGCAGCACGCCATAGAGAACAGCCCCGAATTCAAGCGAGGACTCATCAAGCGCATCAGCGTCATAGACCTTGACGAGAATGTGCAGATAGAGCGTTACACACAGCCTGCGGCCCCCGCGCCTGCGCCGACACCTGCGACCGAGAGCGACAACGCCCCGACAGCAGAGCCTACCCCCGAGCAGACCGCCGAGGCAGATGACGATGACGCAGACGCGGAAGCGGAGTCCGAGATTGCCGAAGCCCCCGAAGCAGAGCAGGAGGACACCGAGGCCGGGGAAGCACCCGAAGCCAAGGCAGACCTGCCTCGCGTTGAGGTAGAGTTTGCCATCAACGATGACGCCAAGGACTACCTTGAGCAGAACTACGGCGCAGTGCGTAGCAAGCTGCGCACACGCTCCGACATCCTTGCTTTCGCCGAGGCTCACAACGTAGACATAAAATTCGTCTAAACCCTCACGGCCATGGTGTATAAAATCAAATGGATAGCGCGTGACGTGCGCGTGGCCATAGACGAAAACAAGACGAGCGAGCAGCTCATCGCGGACGAGGACGTTGACACCCTCGCCCTTGATGACATCATCCTCTCTAAGATTGTTGAGGCCGTGCGCAGAGTTGTCACCAATGCTCCCACACACCTGCTTGACGGAGGACTTCCGTTTGGCGATGCAGTCTTTTGGCGCGACAAGTGTTCGGGGTGGACGCTCCTGCCGGACGATTTTATGCGCCTGCTGATATTCAAGATGAGCGATTGGGAGCGACCCGTGTATGAGCCAATCACGGCGGCCGACCCTCAGTATCAACTTCAGTTCTCACGCTACAAGGGCATCCGTGGCAATCCGCAGAAGCCTGTTGTGGCAATCGTGAGCAGAGCCGAGGGGCGTGCGCTTGAACTATTCTCCTGCAAGAGTACCTCCGCGACCGTAGAGCAGGCCGTCTATATCCCCCTGCCAAAGGTGGATTGTGACGGAGGCATTGAAATCCCGGAGCGGTGCTATAGGTCGGTGGTCTATGAGGCGGCCTCGTTGGTACTCGCGACCATCGGCCAGAGCGACCTATCCTCAATGATGTCCGAATTAAGTAAACAACTTTTAGTATGAGTCAGATTAAAACAACCGAAATAGAGGGTGACGTTGCGATAGGCAGACACGTCACCGCAGGCGGTAATGCGACCATACAGGGTAACGCGACTGTGAAGAAGAACCTTAAAATTGAGGGTTGGCTTGATGCACGCAACATCAAAGGCCCGAATAAAGGTATCTTCCTCACAGCCGAGAAACTCCGTGAGGCGTATCCGCTACCACATGACGGATGGTGGGCGTTGGTCGGCAACACTCTCCCGGCTCCTCTCTACATCGCCGATGGCGGTGCATGGGTAGCGACAGGCGAGAGCGCAGGCAACCCGACCATTGACAGCCAGCAATACAACGATGCTGTGGCAGCTCTTGATGCAGACTTGAAAAAAGTCGCAGGCGATGTTACGGCCAACAAGGCGAGCATCGAGCAAATCCGCACGCAGGTCAACGGCATCGGCACGCAGGTCAATACTCTGAATAACGATGTAGGCACTCTTAAAACCGATGTGGCCGGAATGAAAACACGGCTGACAAAGGCTGAAACCGACATCACTACGGCGCAGACCACGGCCAACAATGCCATGCCCCTGCGCATCGCGCTCGCCGACCTTGACACGTTCGGCACTGACGGCACATATCCGGCCATCATAAACTTCGTGCGCAACAGCCTGCACTCACGCCTGCGCGTAACAGTTTCAAAAGATGACCCTCGCATGGTGGGTTATCTTGACATATTCATGGACAGCATGAACCATGTGATAACGCAGGTGTTCACCACTCATCTTATACCCGACACGGACGGAACGATTAGCGGTTCATCGGGACATAAGTGCGAGAGCGCGTTCACTTATTTCCGCGCTTACAACATCAACGCGCCCCGACTTGACAACGAAAGGTTCACGTGGACTGCGTGGCACAAGATGAGTATAGAACTCGGCCATACCTCCGATGTCGCTTTCCCCGGTGACGAGGGAGCCGCGTTGCAGAAACTCGCTGAGGGTGTAAAGATATTCCCCTACGACACCACCTGCTATCACAAACCCGAACTGAACGAGCGTCCTATCGGCACAATCGCATTCGCCTACGATGACCACCTTTTCTACATCAAGACAGGTGACGAGGAATGGGAGCGTTATGACGCATACCACACAACCAAGGACTTCAAGACCATCCCACGCACCGACTGCATCTTCCGACAAGGAGATACACTCTGTGCCATGCGCCTTGTCGAAGCAGGGACAAGCAGATACTATGTTCCCGAAGCATACGTCATAGGTAGCGGAGAGTTTGACAAAATCAAGCAAAGGGTATCGGACATCGCCATCCTGCCGTTCAATGGCATTATGCCGTCCATTCCGGGCGCACGGCCTCCGAGGAGCGGTATATGGTTCAGAGCATCCACCGACTGCACCAACGGCGCGTTCCAATTCCATGAAACCTCCGAACTATACAGCGAGGCCGACTACAACACCACCAAGGTAATCAACGGCTCAACGACCACCGTAGCGAGAGAGGACCGTATCTTCAGAAGCGGAAACGACCTCTACAAATACGATGGCAAGATGCTGACCAAAATCGGAGGCGCGTCCGTAGGCAACACCTACAACGTGACTGTAGAACTCCCCTTGGCCGATGGAGAATACTATTCGGACATCGTGGCTGAGGAGCAAGTCCACAACGTATTGCAGGCGGTGTATGACGCAGGCATGGCCACGCCCGGCTTGCAGATAACATTCGCCATCGGGCCGGGGTCATGGAAAACCTACCAATACATCGGTCCGAATGAAACCGAAGCGCAGTTCGTGGGCAAACCCAAGGAGAACTGGATAGACCTTGCAGGAATGTCGGCAGGCTCTGAACCCGTAATCAACATCAACCAACTCTGCGGAGATAAGGACTACACGCTGTCAACCGCCGTGCAGGCACTCATAGACTATGAGGGGACGAGCGGTATCAACTACCGCAAGGAGGGACTCGTCATCACCTACCGCCGGAACTCCGAGCCGATAGCGTGGGAAACCAAGCAGTATCAGGGAAGCATCCATGATATGCAGGCCACCAATGAGGCTCAGTGGAAAGACTTCGGAGGAGGAGGCAATAAGGTTGAAACCACCGACACCCCCGAAAAGGACAGCACCAAGGCCATCACCGCAGGCGGTGTGTACGATGCCTTTCAGACCGAGCCTATAGTTGACTTTGATGATTTGAGCGATGCAGAGAACTACATCCTGCAAGGCGTGAACCACCAAGGCAACGCCGTGGGCAACCCCATCAAGATACCGAGGAGCAACGGCACAGGCACGGCGAGCGGAAGCACGCTGAACATCTACCCAGAGTCGCAGGCCGTATGGGGAGCATACGGAGGCCGTATCGCCCTGCGGGCCGCCATCAAGAGCGTAAGTTTTGACGGCGATACCGAAATCCCCGGCACCATCAAGACAATCAGCATACTTGACGCGCTGACAAAGATAGTGCTGTGGAGCGAGGTAGTCAACGCGCCCTCGTCAACGAGCGCGACCAACTACACCTTTGAGTTTGACTTCACCGACTTCATCACGGGCGCATCGAGCAAGGACTTCATCATCGCGGCCACTGACGCAGACGGCAACGAGAAAACGCGTGTCATCACCTGCACCGCCGTGGACGTGACCTGCACCTGCATACAGTCGCTCAGTTACGCAGCTTCCACCTCGCTTGAGGTAGGAGGCCGTGAAAAGAGCCTGCCGATGTATAAGTTTGAGAACAATGTCAGCACCAAGCAGGGTATCCTCGTCACCACGGAGATATTCTACAACGGCGAGTGGAAAGTCCTCGGCACTGCAACGGTCACCGACCAATACAGCCACAACATCAGCATCAACCCGACCAACGTGTTCGGAAATTCAGAACGACTGACGCACGGCGCATACCCCCTGCGCATCCAAGGCAAGGACCTCGCATCGGGTGTGACAGGCAACATCATCTACACAGCCGTGATGTGCATCGACCCTGCCAACAGCACGCCTGTTGTGGCCATGCGCTACGATGACAACAATGACGGCAACGTTCGCCTCTATGACAGCCTCTCGGTAGACGTGGCCGCCTATACTCCGGGCAAGACCCAAACCCCGGTGGAGGTGGTCATGGACGGCGTTGTTGTGACCTCGGTGAACTGCGGTGCAGGTCAGTCCTACAAGGTGAGCAAGCAGGTTCAAGGCTTCAAGTCGGACGGCACGAAGCAACTTGACATCTTCGCCCGAAGCGGAGAAAGCAAGAGCGTCACCGTCACATTAAAGGTAGAGGGGTCGGCCATTGACGCGAGCGTCAAGGAGGGCGCGGTGTTCGCCTATGACTTCTCAACCCGAAGCAACAACGAAACCGACCACACCATCAAGGACGGCGATTACACCATGAACGTGGAGGGAAGCAATTGGAACTCCAACGGCTTTGTGACGGTCCTCGGAGAAACAGCACTGCGCATCGCCGAGAACGTCAAGGCCGAAATTCCCTACGCTCCATTCTCGTCATCCGCACTTGAAACGGCAGGAGCCGCCATTCAGTTGGCTTTCTCCACCAAGAGCATCAAGGACAAGAACGCCATGCTGTGTGAGTGCTATGACCCCACGGCAGGTGTCGGCTTCTATATCCGAGGCAACGAGGCTGTGCTGACAGTGCTGAACGGCACACCCAAGCGTCAGCGCGTAGGCTTCAAGAGTGGCGAGAAAATCACTATTGCAATCGTGGTGGAGCCGGGCAGCAAGTATGTTACCTACAAGCCGAAAGACAGCGCATCGGGCGTGGACTACTCCTTTGTGAAGATGTATGTCAACGGCGAGGAGTGCGCGGCCATAGGCTATCAGCCGGGGACGAGCGCACTGCGTCAGAACAAGACCATCAAGTTCAACTCGGAGTCGGGCGATTTCGCGCTCAACTACATCATGGCCTACAACTCCTACATGGAGTGGTTGCAGGCGTTCCGCAACTACCTCTGCAAACTGAGCGATGTCCGCGCGATGATTGCCGAGTATGACCGCGAGAACGTGCTTGACACCATCGGCAAGCCGTCAATGTCGCTAATGGCGGCCAAGGGTATGCCTTACTATGTGATAGTGGCAGACCAGACCACATTCAACAACTTTGACTATGCGCTGAACGGAGGCACGTCAACGTCAGACCAATTCGCCTGCACGCTGTACTACTTCAACCCACAGCACCCGGAGGTGAACTTCAAGGCGATAAACACCCTTTGGCGCAGGCAGGGAACTACCTCGGCACAGCGACCCATCAAGAATGACCGCTTCAACTTCAACAAGAAGAACAAAGCGACAGGCTTGAAAGCGACCGTCACCCTGCTCAATCCCGATGACAGCACAGAACTCGGACGCAAGGCCATCACAGCCGCCAAGCACAACAAGGTGTTTGTGTCGGAGACAGGTATGTTTGTGGACGTTATCACAGTCAAGGTGGACTACTCCGACTCGTCAAACGCCAACGACTGCGGAGTGTGCGACATGATGAACGCCACATTCCGCGCCCTCGGCTCTGCCTATCAGACCCCTGCACAGCGAGCCTATGACGGCACGCAGGACTTGGGAGGCGGTGACGTGCTGACGGGACTCCAAATGGACCACTCCACCAAGAACCACCCGATAGCGGCATTCCGCGCCACAACCGACACATTGCAGGACGCATGGTTTCATGCAAAGGCCAATTGGAAAGAGGACAAAGGCGAGCAGACCGCCCTCGGCTTCAAGAACACTCCGGGTTACAACCTCGGCTGTCTGAACTATGGTGACTTCGTGGAATACTTCGGCACAGCCGATGAAACCCTCGCGCAGACCGAGGCACGTTTCAAGGCCGACCCCGAAACCAACACCGACAAGGCGCACGGCAACGTGTATCTCATCTCGCAGTATTGCGGACGCGACTATGCCATCTACCGCTACAAGAACGGCGCGTGGACTCGCTCCACCGGTTCAATGAAGCAGGTGAACGGCAAGTGGGTAGTGACAGGCGATGTGCTTAACCCGGTGACAGGCTTTGAACTCCTGCAATACGCAGGCATGGATTGGTGGCAGGGAGTCACGACCGTTGAGGACATGATGAGGCCGTCAACGCAGACATCCTCATGGGTCAAGAAACTCGGCTTGGCCGCCACGGAGTATCCTGCATGGACGTACTACTTTGAATGTATGGTGGACGATGACCAACTGCAAGAGGACTTGGCACTCGGTAAGAAAGTGCCTTATGACCTTTTCAATATGCTCCGCTTCTTTGACTCCTGCGACTTCTCCAAGGTTGAGGGTTGGCAGGATATATGGAAGAAGAACGCTTTCCGCTATATGTCGTTGGAGTCGGCCATGGCCTACACCGCGTTCACCGACTTCCTTGCCGCCGTAGACCAGCGTGCCAAGAATATGCAGCCGATGTTCTTCTTGGAGGACGGCTGTTCCGTGGAGAACGGCGTATATTCGGGGACACGCACGATGGAGCCGCTGAGAATGTATCTCAACAAAGTCTATGACTGCGACACCTGCAACGGCGCGGACAATGACGGCGGCCGAGATATAGACCCGGAGGTTGACCCCAACAAGCCGACCGATGAGGAGGCAGGCTACACCAATCCCTACATGGGGCGCGGTTCAGTGCTGTTCAACAACATGGACAAACAGCAGGAGTGTTGGAACAGCAATGACCTCGGCGTGACAACAATCTCGCTGAAGAGCGTTGTCAACCGCATGAGAAACCAAACCTCGGAGATTGACGGCAAGACGATGGTGCCGTTCTCCCCGGACGGCGCGTTGTATTTCTTTGTTGAGTCAAAACTTATGTTTTGGCCGAAAGTAATATCATCGTATGACGGCGAGCGCAAGTACATAGACAATACAGGCATCGCCAACCTGCCGTACTTCTACGCCCTGCACGGCCTCGGCCTCACAACCCTGCCACGCTTCATAGAACAGCGTTGGGCAATCCGTGACGGATATTATCAGACAGGTGATTTCTTCACGAACCCATTGAGCGGACGTGTGTCGGCCATCAGCGAGGACTCCAAAATCTACATCACCGCGAGCGCGACCGGCTATTTCGGCATCGGCAATGACGCAAGCGGTCAGTTGTCGGAGGTGGTGTTCCTTGAAGCAGGCCAAAGCCACGCCTTTACACGCTTCGCCCATGACGCAGGCGCGTTGCTCTACATCTATCAGCCAAACCGAATGAGCAAGATTGACCTCTCCGAGATGACCCTTGCGTTCCACTTTGACGATTTGAGCAAGTTGGAACTCTGCGAGGAGATTATCCTTGGAGGCGCGAAGCACACGGCCAACACCTCACTCAACGGCTTCAACTCGCTTGGCTCTATCGTACTCGGCGATATGCCGTTCCTGCGCAAACTTGACGTGAGCGGCACCACGGCAACGAGCATAGATGCAAAAGGGTGTCCTCGCCTTGAAAGCGTCCTTGCCAACGATACCGCGCTGACCACCTGCAACATCGCGCAGACCTCGCCTATTGAGGAACTGACCCTGCCCGGCACGATGACCTCCATGGAACTTGTGAACCTGCCTAACCTCACATATCCCGGAGGGCTGAACGTTGAGAGCGTCAGCAACATCAACCGCCTATGGGTAGAGGGGTGTCCGTTCATAGACACCGAGGAACTTGTCATGTCGGTAGCGGAGGCAGGCGCAATCCGCGAGGTGCGCATCCCCGACATCAACATGACAGCGAGCGTGGCCATCCTCCGTCAGCTGCGCAGGACCGGAGCCATCGGTCTTGACGAGGCAGGCAAGGCGTATGAGGAGAGCGGTCAGTGTTCGGGTATCACTGGCCGATGGATACTCTCGGAACTTATTGAGGAGGCCGACATGGACGGCGAAGCCGGACTGAACACCCTCGCTCAGTATTTCCCCGAACTTGACCTCATCAACTCGCAGTTCTCCATGCTGTGCTACTCGGATAATGTGGACGATTGTGAGAACATCACCAACCTTGACAACAAGACGGGGTATCTGTTCAACAACGATTTCGTACCGAGCGGACACTTCAAGAAACTTGAGGAGATGAGCCACGCTGTCAAAGGCACATACAACAACTCAACAGGCGTGATGACGTGTGAGCCTCTGCTTGACGATGACTACAACTACATGGCCAACGGCACAAGCATTGACCTAACGGACTCAAGCGGTATGGGATATGACATATTCAAGCACATTCCAAGCCACTACTACAAGGGTGTCAACGATTTCAAAAATCAGACAAAGTATTCGTTACGCTCCATCTGCACGGAAGAACCTATCTCAACGGCCACGCAGGTCAAGAGAGCGCAACTTCCCGACCTTGTGGTGGAAACGAACGCCGCCCTTATCCTTTCGGAGAACCCGATAGGCTCTGAACCCGTCACCTCGCTCAATGCCGCCATGAGCGTCTATGAAATGGACGTGCAGGGCATGAAGCAGGTACGTTGGCCGGGCATCAACAATGACAACCTCGGCTGTGTGTTCCTCAACGCAGAGGGCAAGATTATCTCGCAGTTCAAGATGTCGCTGTCGCACGCTCAGTTTGACTTTATGGCAGGAGAGGATTACATCTTCTGCGATGTCCCGGCAGGCGCGGTCAAATTCATGTTCACGGCGCAGACAAGTTGCAATGACAATCTCGTCATCGCAGTTGACAGCAACGCCATAGAGGCCATAGAACCCGATTGGGTATTCCGCAAGGAGTTCCTTGTCGGCGTGTACGGCATGGGGCAGGACGGCCTCAACCGCGCACGCTCAATCTCCGGCACCAAGGCCGTTGTCGGCGATAACAATTCCACAACGTCATCGGCGTGGACGTATGATGCCAACGGCAGGGTCACCAACCTTTCCGTTCCGGCAGGACTGCACCGCACTCGCCAAGACTGCATCAACCTTTGCGAAATGCGCGGCCCCGGCTTCCATGCCATTTCCTATGAGCAGAGCAAAGACCTTGCGAACATCATCATGGAATTGGTGGGCAACCGCGACATTCAAGCCGTATGTGGCCGAGGCTGTGGCGCAGGCTACAACACAGGCACGCAGACCATCAACGGAAAGAACATCAACGCATGGGGCAATCAGACGCTTGTAGCCTCCGGTTCTGGCTTCGGCAATCTGATGTTCGGTATTCAGAACTTCGTAGCCTGCAACTATGAGTGGATGGCACACATCGCTATGAATGTGTCATCGTTCATGGATTGGAAAGCGAAGAAATGCCCGACCGATGACGCGACTTATCCTATTGATTGTGTGATGCACATCTATGACGTTCAGACCGACACCGAGCGAGCCGTGCAGGCCACTCCGTCAGGCAACGGCTACTGTATAAGCCGTGTCCGTCATGGCCGTTACATGGACACAATCGCAGGTAAATGTTCGTCCGACAACTCGGCTTGGAATAAGAACTACTCCGACAAGTGGGAGTATTCAGCAGGCCGGTGCCGTGTGGTTGGCCGTGCGTACAACAGCGCGAGTGCGGTTGGCGGTCTCGTTTATGCGGTCGCGTACCACGTTTCCACGTACTCGAGCACGAACTACGGCTCTCGGCTCGCCTTCAGCGGCCCGATTGAGATGGTCACCTCTGACTGACGCAAGCAAAACTATTATTCCCCGACCTCGCCAAGAGGTCGGGGTCACTCTCAAAACCGAAGATATGAAAAGGATTAAACCCCGATAACTAAAAACGTTCATCCGTCCGCGATGACGGAAAAGGTAGAGCGTCCCAACGGTGCCGTGTGGTTGGCCGTGCGAACAACAACGCGAATGCGAATGGCGGTCTCGTTTATGCGAACGCGAACAACGTTTCCACGAACTCGAACACGAACAACGGCTCTCGGCTCACAAGCAAGCGCAAGATATTCAATGCCCCTTTTGGACTATATAATCGGAGTCCCTGCGAGGCCACGCGATGGCCAAGGCAAACTCCGAGGGACGCGAGCCTCGGCAACCCTCGCCCACAGCAGAAAGCCGAAACATCACTGAAGCGCCTGAAGGCGCACAACAAAAACAAAGCAATGGCAGACTTCAAAGACATACTCAAAGCGAACAATCTACCTGTCGGCAACCTTATAGACGAAATTGCCGACCCACTGAATATTTCCGAGAGTTTTGATTACGTTGTCAGCCACTTGGAATGCGCAGGACAGCGCGACCATATCCGACCCAAGAAAGACCAATACTGCAAGGTGCTTGGAAAACTCCTGCGTTCGGGAGAGTTCCGCATCACCGAAAAGGACTTCCGACAAATGGAGGTCACTGACGGTCCCAAGGCGCGAATAGTTCAATGCCCCTCGGTGTTCCATCGTGTCGGCTGTCATTCGGTAATGGTACCGTTTGAACGGCACTCACACACCAGCCTCATAAAGAACACAGCCGCGAGCATCAAAGGGCGCGGTATGCACTGGCTTCATGACATCGTGGAGCAAGACCTGCTTGCCGACCCGGAGGATATGATGTATTACTATCAGTGCGACATCTACCACTACTATGACTCCATCGACCAAAGCAAGATGGAGAAGCAACTGAGGCTCTACACCACCGACACATTGGTGTTGCCGATGCTTGACAACTTTGTGGAACTGCTCCCGGAGGGATTGTCAAAAGGCCTGCGAGCCTCGCAGTCATTCGCCAACCTGCACCTCAACGAGATTGACCATGCCATGTGTGAGCGCGTCAGTTCGCATGAGGTGGACGATGAGAGAGAACTGACTATCGGCGCAGGGCGAGTGGTAATCAACGGCAAGGAGATACGCTTTCATTACTACCGATATTGTGATGACATAGTAATCTTCGCCGCCACCAAGCAGGAATTGTGGGAACTCCGCGACTACCTTGTGAGCCTGCTCGCTGAACTCGGCCTGCGTGTCAAGCCGAGCGAGGCTGTCAGACCCATCAGCGAGGGGTTGGACTATCTTGGTTATGTCACGTTCGCGGATGACTCCCACGGCGAGCGCAAGGTGTATTCCCGAATAAGGAAGCGCACCAAGGTAAAGTTCGCACGCAGGATACATCGTGTCAAATCGCGCAAGCGCAGGCAGGTACTCATAGGCTCATTTTTTGGAATGGCAGCTCACGGCGATTGCCGACACCTGCTCAAAAAACTTATTACATCAACCGAGTATAGAAAACTCAAACACAAGAGAAAAATGAAAGAATTTGGAAACTTCAAAGTTTCGTCCATGACACTTGACGGCAAGAAGAATTTCAAGGGCAGGAAAGTAACTGCGCGAGAACTCAACGGCAAGGGTGTCATCATCGTGGACTTTGAGAAGTTAATCCCGAAAAGAGAAACCGAAGATTACAACCGCCGATGCCAAGACGCATCAGCAAAGAACGTAGACCTGTCGCTTGTGCCGAAGCCACGTCTTAAATACCAGCTCCAACTCATCTGCAACGGGGAACTCTGCAAGATGTGGACCGGTGACAAAGAGATATGGCACATCGTGGATGAGATAGACGCGCAGAAAGGCTTGCCGTTCTTTGTCGGTATCTCAATAGACTACTCGGCTCAGTATCCTAAAATGAACTTTGTGCCGCCATCGACCCTCAACCTCGCCTCGCCGAGCGATGAAGAAGTGAAGCGACTCTTTGCACAATATAATCTTAACCTAAACCCCTACGACTGATGGAAAAAGTTTATGGAAGTCCGAAGCGGCAGGACGGACTCTACAAGGTAGGCCGCAACAAGTATGAAATCATCTATGGCTTCGGCAAGGACAGCGACACCGATGAGACAGGATGGAACTATCGCCAACGCTTCAACCACTTGCCCACGCAGGAGGAGATAAAGCAGGTCATCAACGCCCAACTCTCGGCAGATGCAGACGAGCGCAAGCGCAACGGCTTC